TTAAACACATTATTCATAAGCGTACAGAATATTAAAGACCGCTCTGGCTTACACGCTAACGTAGACGAAAAACTTGTACTACCTGAGATTAAAACTGCACAAGATATTTTTATCTTACCAGCCCTTGGTAGTGCTTTATACAATCGATTACAAGCAGGTATTACTGCAAACAACTTAACCGCTAACGAGGTTCTATTGTTAGACCAATACATAGCAGATACTTTAGTACACTATGTACTTAGCGAGTTGCCAATGGGTTTGTCTTATCAATTCTATAACAAAGGCTTGTTAAGAAAGGGTGGTGAGAATACCGAAAACCCTTCGATGCAAGATATGATTGACGTAGCGAATAGATACAAAGCAAGAGCCGAGTTCTACAAGCAAAGAATGATTAAATACTTAAAAGAATATTCTACACTTTACCCTGAATATCTTAATCCTGGTAGTGGCATTGATGCGATACACCCTGAGAATGATGCTTACACAACGAGCATTTGGTTAGGCGATTTTGATTGCTGCGCAGGTAAAAGCTTCGAGGAACTATATCAAGGTAACAGAGGTTGTAGCGACTGTTAATATGAGCAAAGTAACAACAATAAAAAACCAAAATAAACTGCGTGTTTATTTAGAAAAAATTAAGAATGAGCCTAACGTTAAACCAAATCGTCAAGCAAATAACGACACTCGGAAACGACCACGAACAAATTAACTTTGTTTATTTCGGTGATGTGTGGGAACGTTTAAGCAATGGCGAGGTTACATACCCTGCTATGTTCTACACTTTAACAGGTGCGACTATAAACGCTAAAAATATTACTTATAATTTTAGCCTTTATTTTATGGACAGAATGTTAATGGAGGAAACAAACGAAACAGAAGTCCTTAGTGATATGACTTTAGTAGGTCAAGATATTGTAGCGCAGCTTAGATACCCTAAAGCAATTTGGGATATTGGCGATACCGCACCTTTGACTTACTTTACAGAAAGCGACCCTGACTATCTTGCAGGAGTTAAGATAGATATTACAATGGAATTACCTTACTTAAACGACAGATGCCAGATTCCGAGCATCTATAACTATACAGAATGATAGGCAAAAAAATTAACCAATTAGCTACTGAGTTAGCACCTGCGAGTACCGATTTAACTATTATAGGCGACCCGATTAGTGGAGTAAGTAAGAAGATTACTATTGCGCAATTAGGTGCTATTTTTAGCGGTGCAGTTTCGTTTTATGATAACTTTGCTGCCTTCCCTGCAACGGGCGATATTAACGTAATTTATTGCGCTAAGGACACAAAGAAACTTTACTTATGGAGTGGCACGGCTTATGTAGAAGTATTCCCTTCACAAGCTTTATTAGATACTTATCAGCTAAGAAGTGAGAAAGGCAATGCAAATGGTTATGCTTCTTTGGATAGTGGCGGTAAAGTTCCTATTAGTCAGCTACCGAGTTCTATTATGGAATATAAAGGAACTTGGAACGCATCTACTAACACCCCTACACTTGCAAACGGAACGGGCGACACGGGCGATGTTTATATTTGTAACGTAGCAGGTACAGTAGATTTTGGCGCAGGTCCTTTGACTTTTGCGGTTGGCGATTATGTGATTTATAGCGGTACTATTTGGCAGCGTTCAAGCGGTGCGGTAGGTACAGTTACAAGTGTAGCTTTAACAGTTGGTGGCGATGCGATAAGCGTATCTGGTAGTCCTTTAACTACAAGCGGAACTTTAGGTTTAACTTTTAATGGCACAACGGCTCAGTATATTCGTGGGAATGGTATTTTAGAAACCTTCCCTTCTTTAACAGGTTTTGTTCCGTACACAGGTGCAACTGCAAACGTTAATTTAGGAACTAATAACATAACTGCTCAAAATAATATTTTAAATGGTAATGGAACTGACACAGGAAGTTACCTTGCTTTTAAACAATACAGTGGTTCTAATTCTGGTGCAGATGGCTATACTTCATTATATGCACTTGCACAAAATAGCTTGTATATAAGATATAGCCAAACAGACCTAAGTCAAAAGAATGTGGACTTAAGTGCTGCTTTACTTGGTACTACTACAAGACAATATTTGTTCCCAGATAAAAACGGAACATTTGCTATGGTTAGTGATTTAACGGGCGGAACTGTTACTTCGGTAGCTGCTTTAACAATAGGAACTTCGGGAACTGATTTGAGTTCTACTGTTGCTAACGGAACTACTACTCCTGTAATTACTTTAAACGTACCTACTGCAAGTGCTACTAATCGAGGTGCTTTATCAAGTGAAGATTGGGCTTCTTTTAATTCTAAGCAGAACGCTATTACTTTAACAACAACAGGAACAAGTGGTGCTGCTACCTTAGTAGGTGCTACTTTAAATATCCCTAATTATACAAGCGGACTTACGGGTTACGTTCCTTATACGGGCGCAACGGCTAACTTAGATTTAGGAACTTTTACTTTACTTGCCGCTAATGGTACTTTTTCAAGTTCTGGTAGTGGCGATACAGTTGGCATAACACATTTAAGCGGTAGTGGTATTGCTTTAAATATTACAAAGGGTGGTAATGGAGAAGGCTTATACATAAACAAAACAAGCGGTTCGGGTAATGCTGCAACAATTATAGGTACTTTAAACGCAACTACTTTAGTTAAGTCGGGCGGTACATCTGCGCAATTTTTAAAAGCCGATGGTAGTGTAGATAGCACATCATACGGCACGGGTTCGGTAACATCGGTAGGCTTATCTTCTGCAACAAGCGGAGTAACTATTGGCTCTACACCTATTACAACAAGTGGAACGATTACATTAGCTATTGCTACTGCAAGTGGTTCTCAGCAAGGTTTATTATCAAGCACCGATTGGACTACGTTTAACAACAAGCAAAGTGCTTTAACCAATCCAGTAACGGGTACAGGTACTACTAACTACCTACCTAAGTTTACAGGTGCAAGTACAATAGGGAATAGTATTATAAGCGAAAGTGGTACTATAATAACTGTTGCAGGTTCAAGTAGATTTACGGGTTTTGATTCAGGGTATTACAATGAAAATGTTTTAGCAATAGGCAACGGGACTAATAACCCAAAAATAGGACTTGCATCAACAAGTGGTTATCGTTGGAATACAAGAATTAAAGATGTTGGTGGAAATGGTGAATACGTTATTAGATATGAAGAAGGTAGTTTAGATGCTCTAATTATAAATAGGTCAGGCAATTTAGGATTAGGAGTTACACCGAGTGCGTGGGGTACTCAAAATACTGTATTACAATTATTAAATAATACGTCTTTAATTAGTAGAAGTGGTTTTACTGCATTAGCAAGAAATTTGTTTTATACAACGAGTGATGTTGCAGCTTATATTTCAAATGGTGTTGCAACTAACTATTTGCAAATTAGTGGAGAGCATCGTTGGCTAAATGCAGTTTCAGGAACGGCAGGAGCAACAATGACACAGACCCAAGCAATGACGTTAGATGCGAGTGGTAGGCTTATTGTTGGAGCAACTTCTCCTATTTATTTGAAATTTAATGTAGCAGAAACATCAACAAATAGAGTTGCAATATTATATAGAGGCACACAAGGTGCGGATACAAATATGGTAACCACTTTTGGAACACCTTATTTATCAATTGGCGGTCAAGAAAACAAAGTTGATAGTATTCAAACAATTGGTTTTGGTTTTACAAATGGAACTACATATATACAACCTGCTGAAATAGGTTTCCAAACTACTTCATTAAGCGGTTATACACTTGGAGATTTAGTTTTTGCTACAAGAAGTGCCACAACAAATACTGCACCTGATGTAAGATTACGAATAGCCTCTACAGGAGCAGCTACATTCTCAAGTAGTGTAACGGCAGCAGAGTTATATTTATCTACTTCAAATGGTTTAGTTGGAAACATCAACTCAAGCAATGCAAATGGTGGTTATTTAACTTGGCAAACAAGTGGAGCTGTTATTGCGGATATTGGAACTACTCAACAAATATTTGGAAGTGGTGGTAACGATACTTTTGGAATTAATGGTAGAGGTGCAAGAGCAATAGCTTTTGGTACGAACAACACCGAACGTATGCGCATAACTTCGGTGGGTAACGTAGAAATAAACACAGGCTCAATAAAAACAGGAGAACCAGACACGGGGTATGGCAGGGCAGCAATCAAGATAGGTGCAAGAAATACAGGACAAGCGTTCAATTCAGGTGGTCACCTACCTGTAAACATTGACGGCACAATATACTTTATTAATGTTTATTCATCATTACCATAAAAATATAAAATGGCATTAGAAACAAAATGGGTTGTGGTTCAAATGGATACCGCACCTTCAGAGGACAAATTAACAGACGTAGTTAAAAGAGTACATTATCGTTACGAGGGTACAGACGAACAATACTTTGCAGATATTTACGGAGTATTGTCTTGCGAAACACCTTCTGAAACTGACTTTACTGCTTACGAAGATTTAACTTACGAGCAAGTATGTACTTGGTTAGAAGCAGGTCTTAACTTAGAAGCTATGAATGAAAACTTAGCTATACAAATCGAGAACCTTAAAAACCCGCCAATCGTAAATTTACCTTTGCCGTTTAGCAATCCACAATTATCTTTACAAACAAAAACAAACTATGAAGAACAAACAAATGCTCCAATTAGTGAGCAACCTTAATGCCGTAATCGGTAATTCTGAAACTAAGACACAAAAGAAACTTGTTAAAATTTACGAGAAGGTAAAACAACACCACGAGTACTACCAAGCCGAAGTTGAAATCTTGCGTTTAGACAATGCGCAGACAGACGATAAGGACTGTTTACTATTAGATGACAAAGGGAATTATCGCTACTCTAAAGAAGGCATCAAGAAGCTGACTAAAGATATTGAAGCCTTAAATGATAAAGAATTTGACTTTGTAATAATTAACGTAGTCAATCAACAAGGTCTTGAGGACTTTACTTTCTTAGAAGATTGGACTACCGGCATTGACTTTAACAAACAAGAAGAAGAAGAACTTTAATGGAAAATAACCACCAAGCAGATCAATCAACAATCGTATCAGTAGTAAGTGCAACAATAAGCATTACAAGTATTCAACCACTATTCACATTGATTGCAAGTTTGGTGGCTATTGTTTCTGGAGCAATGGCTATCCGTTACTACTACAAAATGACTAAGAAACTTAAATGAGATTAATACTTTTAGCCTTACTGCTTACTTCGTGTGCATCTGTAAAGAAGGCATCGGAGCGTTTAGATAGCACTGTTGTCAAAACTTTTGATAGTGTGCGTGTTATCGTTTTAGATAGCGTAACTAAAATAGTAGAAAAGGAGGAGTATTTTACCAAGACCATCACTTACTACGATACTTTGTGGGTAACTAAGGATAGTATGATTACAATCCATAAGTACACAGAAACGTATACAAGAGGCACAAAAGAGAAACAAACGGATAGTAAGCAGACCAAGACGGACTCAATGGCTCTTAATCGCACAGAAAGTACTCAAATTTCGAAGATAATTAAAACTAAGGATAAGTCCTTCAGCGAATTTTATAAGGCTCTAATCGCGCTTATATTGATAATTACGCTAATCTTATTCTTTTGGAAACGTAAATAATATGGCAAAAGCAGCAAAAAGCGTAAACGTATCGGCTAACCCGTTACCTATTACATTCAAAGAATTTAGTAAAAACCCTGTTGTTGGTATGCTATTTTTATGTATCTGCGGTATTAGTTATTTGTATATTGACAACGCAAAGCGTAACGAAAAGCAAGACGAAAAGATAGGCAGCTTGTATGAAATGGTGCGTAAGAGTGATAGCAGTAACGCAGCAAGTACGGCTCGTTTGGAAATGGCAGTAGACCTTAAGGCTCTTAAAAAGTTTAAGTAATGCGCTATTTATTATTAATAGCTTTGATAGGTTGCGGAAATAAGACCGATAACCAAATTAAAGAGCTGCAAGACAAAGTAAAAGAAAGCCAAGTGCAGAGTGAAGCGGTGCAGAGTGTGGCTTCTCAGGATAACAAGAAGGTAATTACTAAGACAGTAAAAACAATAGTTACCTTAAAGCAAGAAGTAAAAGAATTAAAAACAGAACTAAATGAAGTTAAGGCTAAATTGGATTCTGCTAATTCTGTCGATACTAATAGCACCAAGTTTCAGCTTCGCCCAATACGTTAAAAAGATAGGCGGTGAGGACAAGATTGTTATTAGCCGGTCAGAAGGCGAGAAGATAAACGCTGCGTTTGATAGCGTGAGCAATTTAGTTACATTAAGAGAAGCCCGTATTGATAGCTTACTAAGGGCAAACATCAAAACAAGGGATAGCCTTCGCATTGATCTACTTACTTTAAAAGACACCCTTACCCAACGCAATAAAATAGTAAACGATACGTTAAACGATTATCGTAGTAGGTATTATAAAAACATAGCGATTTACGAGAAATACGAAAAGGCAGTAGATTTTGAAATAAAACTTCATAGGCTTAACTCAGTTCTATTTGCTATGCTAACATTATTTTTATACTCACAAATAAAATAAAATGCAATTAAACGACAAAGGCAAAGACCTAATTAAATTCTACGAAGGCTGCAAGTTAGTAGCTTACAAATGCAGCGCAGCAAAGGACACAATAGGCTACGGGAATACTTTTTACGATAACGGAACACCTGTAAAGCCTGGCGATAAGATTAGTCAAGAACGAGCAAATGAATTATTTGAGATAATAGCTAAGGACTTTGCTGATAAGGTTAAGCCTTTAATCAAAAGTACAGTTACACCTAATCAGTTTGCTGCCCTTACAAGCTTTGCCTATAACGCAGGTATCGGAAACTTAAAGAGTTCTACTTTATTAAAAAAAGTAAACGCTAATCCTAACGACCCTACTATTGCTTTGGAGTTTGCTAAGTGGGATAAAGCCGGTGGGAAAGTTCTTGCAGGTCTTACAAAGCGTAGGGCATCTGAGTCAAAATTATACTTCACACCTTAAATTAATACTATGAAATGGTTAGCCAATTTATTATCAGACGAAAGAGGCAGCGTATCTACTAAGCGAGTTATTGCTTTACTATCAGCTTTATTTATCTGTATTACCTTATTAGCTAATAGCTTTACACATCAAGAGATTGCCCCTTCGGATAAACTTGTAGATGCCGTAATGGTTATTTGCATAGCTGCAATGGGTACTACTACAATAGATAAATTCAGCCAAAAATAAACAATGCTAAAATCAAAACGCAAAC